GGGCCGCCACGGGCCGCAACTGCGCGTGTTTATGGAGTTGTTTCCGCAGTTTGCGGAGTCGATTAAGCGTGCAGGCGAGATCCTGCGCGCAGGCAAACAGGAGGGAAAATGATCGTGACCGAGAACACCCGCGCAGCGCTTCAGGCGCACGACGCAGCAGCCGCGGCCGCGACGCTGGACGACCTGCTTACCCGCTGGAATGCCTGGGCGCGCTCCGTGACCGTCGGCAAGGGCTACGGCAGCGCATCGCCGGGATGCGGCGGCTACCGTGCGTCACGCCAGTACGATGACGCCAACGGGGCGCTGGATGACGACATCGAGCACTCCGTGATGCGCCAGGTGGACCACGAAATCATGGAGCTCGCCGACCCGTACCGCAGCGCGATCATTGCGCACGCGCGCAACTTGGCGTCCGGCCTGGACGTGTGGAGCAGCCCGCGGCTGCCGGCCGACCCGAAGGAGCGCCGCGCCATCGTGCACGAAGCCCGGGGCATGCTGATTCGGCGCTTGACAAGAGCCGGCGTGATGTGAAAATAAAGGGGTAGCGCGTAAGCGTGTCCAAATTCCAAGCCCGCCCGGAGCGATCCCGGCGGGCTTTTTCATTTGCGCGAGTGACCAACCCCAGGGAGTCACGAAGCCATGTCTGAAAACATTCAAAAGATTTCAAAGGAATCAAACGGGCGAGGTGGTGCGCGCAAAGGCGCCGGCCGCAAGGCAGGCAGCGCGACCAAGAAAACCCGGGAGATTGCTGACCGCGCTGTAGACGAGGGCATCACTCCGCTGGAGTACATGCTGAAGGTGATGCGCTCGGACACGACGCACGAAGACCCGCGCATCCAGGCGCAGCGCGAGGCGATGGCGTTTGAGGCGGCCAAGAGTGCGGCGCCGTACATCCATCCGAAGCTGGCGAGCATCGAGCACACCGGCAAGGATGGCGGGGCGCTGGAGACGGTGACGCGCATTGAGCTTGTGCCGCTGACCGATGGCCGCGGCGCAAATTGAGATCGTCCCGAAGCTGATCCCGGTCTTTGAGGGCCGGGCAGACGTTCGAGGGGCATACGGCGGCCGTGGAAGTGGCAAGACGCGCTCGTTTGCGCTGATGGCCGCAGTGCAGGGCTACATCCACGGCAATGCCGGCACGAGCGGCATCCTGCTGTGTGCGCGGCAGTTCATGAACTCGCTGGAGGATTCCTCGCTGGAGGAGGTCAGGCGGGCGATTGAGGGCACACCGTTCCTGGCTGCGTGGTACGAGATTGGCGAGAAGTACATCCGCAGCAAGTGCGGGCGCATCTCGTTTGCCTTTGCCGGCCTGGATCGCAACATCGCTTCGATCAAGTCGAAGGGCCGGCTGCTGCTGTGCTGGGTGGACGAAGCCGAGGCGGTGACGAACGAGGCGTGGACGACGCTGATTCCGACGCTGCGCGAGGAGGCCGAGGGCTGGAACGCTGAGCTGTGGGTGACGTGGAACCCGAAGCGCAAGGCTGCGCCGGTCGAGTCGCGTTTCCGCTTCAGCACTGACCCGCTGACGAAAGTGGTTGAGTGCAACTGGCGCGACAACCCGCGGTTCCCTGCGAAGCTGGAGCGCGACAGACAACGGGACCTGGCAGAGCGGCCGGACCAGTACGACCACATTTGGGAGGGCGCTTACGCCACGGTGATGGAGGGCGCGTATTACGCTGCCTGCATCACTCAGGCGCGGCAGCAGGGGCGCATTGGCCGTGTGGCCGCTGACCCGCTGATGACGGTGCGCCTGTTCTGCGACATCGGCGGCACGGGCGCGCGGGCTGACGCATTCGCCATTTGGGCGGCGCAGTTCATTGGGCGCGAGGTGCGCGTGCTGGACTACTACGAGGCTGTCGGCCAGCCGCTGGCGGCTCACCTGGCGTGGTGCCGCTCGCGCGGCTACACGCCTGACCGCGCGCAGTGGTGGCTTCCGCATGACGGGGCGACGCAAGACAAGGTGCATGCCGTGTCCTATCAGTCCGCGCTGGAGCAGGCGGGCTACGTGGTCACGGTGGTGCCGAACCAAGGCCGCGGGGCTGCTGCCGCGCGCATTGAGGCGCTGCGCCGGCTGTTCCCGTCGATGTGGTTTAACGAGGAAACGACCCGCCCGGGCTTGGAGGCGCTGGGCTTCTATCACGAGAAGCGGGATCAAGAGCGAAACATCGGCCTTGGTCCTGAGCACGATTGGTCATCGCACGGCGCCGACGCAGGTGGCCTGATGGCTGTTGCCTACGAAGCGCCGGCAAATCAGCCGGTGCAGATCAACTACCGCAATCGAAGAATCGCATGAGCAAGATGTCCGAAGACGACCTGTTGGCGTTTCTGCGCGCAGAGCAGGATGCCGCCTGGGAGTTCTCGGACGGCGCTCTGGCGCAGGCCCGTGAGCAGGCAATGCGCGCGTATCTGCGCGAGCCGTACGGCAACGAGGAAGAAGGCCGATCAGCTGTCATCGCGTCCGACACGTTCGACGCCATTGAGGGCATGCTGCCCGACCTGGTCGAGGTCTTTGTGAGCTCGGACAAGGCGGTGGTGTTCGACCCGGTCGGCCCCGAAGACGAAGAAGGCGCGAAGCAGGCCACGGACGCCTGCAACTACGTGTTCTACAAGCAGAACAACGGTTTCCTGACGCTCTACACAGCAGCCAAGGACGCGCTGATGCTGCGCACGGGCGGCGTGAAGTGGTGCTGGGAGGTCAAGCGCACCCCGGACTTCGCCACGTACCGCGGCGTGAGTGAGATCCAGCTTGCTGTGCACTTGGCGACGCATCCTGACGCCGAGGTAATCGGCCGCGAGGACTACGAGCCGACCGAGCAGGAGCAGCAGCAACGCCAGCAGCTGGAGCAGCAAGCCGCGGCCGCTGGCCAGGCGCTGCCGCCCGAGCCGCCGCGCTTCACGGTCAAGATCAAGACGGTGAAGCAGAAGGGCCGCGTTCGGATCATGCCGATCCCGCCGCAGGAGCTGCAGGTTTCCCGCCGGCACAACAGCGTGCTGCTGGACGAATGCCCCTATGTGGCTCACGTCACCGAGAAAACGCTGTCCGACCTGATCCAGATGGGCCTGGACGTGGACGAGGACGACGTGAAAGCGTCTCAGACCGACCGCCGGGCCGAGGAAGACCGCCGCTCGTGGCTGGAACTGCGCCGCGACGAGCAGTCCCGCGACCCGAGCATGACCCGTGGGTGGCTGCGCGAGGAATACGTGCTGTGCGACTACGACGGTGACGGCATTGCCGAGCGCCGGCGCATCCTGCGCTTGGGTCAGAAGGTGCTGGAGAACGAGGAAGTGTCCCATGTGCCCATCGCGGCCTGGACGCCATACATCCTGCAGCACCGTTTCAGCGGCATTAGCGTGGCCGACCTGGTCGAGGACTTCCAGCGCATCAGCACCGAGATACTGCGCGCGCAACTGGACAACCTGGCGCTTGCGAACAACCAGGAAACCGTCGTCACGACGAACCCGCAGGGCACGCCGCTGGCCAACATCGACGACCTGCTGAATCGCCGGCCGGGCGGCATCATCCGCGAGCAGCAGCCCGGCGCTGTGCGCCCGTATGTGGAGCGCTGGCAGGGCATCGAGGCGATGCCCATGGTCGAGATGCTGCAGAGCGCCAAGGAGAACCGCACCGGTTACACGCGCTACAGCCAAGGCCTGGACGCCGACAGTCTGAACAAGACCGCGCACGGCATGCAGCAGATCATGAACGCCAGCCAGAAGCGCATGAAGCTCATGGCGCGCATCATGGCCGAGGCGCTGGTGGCGCCGATGTTCCGCGGCATCTTCAAGACGCTGACGGACTACTGCATGGAGGCGCTGAGCTTCCGCCTGAACGGCCGATTCGTGCAGTACGACCCGCAGAGCTGGCGCGATCAGTACGACATGACGATCAACGTCGGCATTGGCACCGGCGACGTGCAGCAGCAGGCCGCGATGCTCCAGCAGATCGCCCAGGCGCAGGCCTTCTGGCTGCAGACGCCGATGGGCGCGCAGCTCGTGAAGCCGCAGCACGTGCATGCGGTGCAGGCGCGTATCGCAGAGAACGCGGGGTTCAAGAATCCGGGTGAATTCTGGTCGGACCCGAACAGCGAGCCGCCGCCGCAGATGCCGCCGCCCCCGCCTGACCCCAAGATCGTCACGACGCAGATGCAGTTGCAGGCCGACGCACAGAAGACGCAGGCCACGATGCAGACGGACGCTCAGAAGTTCCAGGCCCAGCTGGCGTTCGACGCGCAGCAGGCCCAGCTTGACCGCGAGTCGAAAGAGCGCATCGAGCTTGCCAGGCTGCAAGTCCAGGCCGCCACGAAGCAGGCCGAGATTGCCTCGCAGCAGCAGCCGGACATGATGGGCGTGCTGCAGCCTCTGGCCGAGCAAATCCAGGCGCTGGCAAACGGCATGCGCTTACTTGAGCAGCGGCTCGGCATATCACAGGGATGAGCATGAACGACACCGACCGCATGAGCGCGCTGCACGAAGAACAGGAGCGCGGGCGCCGCGCTGCTGAATTGCTGAGCAATGACCTGCTGCAGGACGCGCTGAAGGCCATCGAGGCCGAAGTTATCGAGCAGTGGAAAGCCTGCCCGGCACGCGATGCCGAAGGCAAGGAGGCGCTGTGGCAGTTGATGAAGACCGCCGACAAGTTCAGGGTGATGCTGACTGGTCACATCGAGGTCGGCAAGCTGGCCACACTGAACCTCAAGCGCTACGAAGAACGCCGCGGACTGCGGGCCATCCTGGGCCGCTGATCCACCCCAGATTCACAACACAGCCCGCCGCGAGCGGGCTTTTTTACGACCATGGACGACCAAGCAAACGCAGTCGAATCCGCTGATCCGCTGGATGATCTCGTCAACGCACTCGGGGATCCCGAGCAGCACGAGGACGAGGAAGAACAGCAAACCGGCTCGGAAACCACCGACGAGCACGCCGAAGAACCGGAGCATGACGAGGCCAAGGACACCCAGCCTCAGAAGTTCCGTGTGAAGGTGCGCGGCGAGGACGGCTCCGAGAAGGACGAAGACCTGTCGCTTGATGAACTGGCGGCCGGCTACATGCGCAATGCGGACTACACCCGCAAGCAGCAGCAGGCCGCAGCCAAGGTGGAGCAGGAGGCGGCCGAGCGCGTCTCCAAAATCCACGAGGCGGCAGTGGACCAATTGAACCGCCTGCAAGCGCTGGCCCTGGAGCAGGCCGCTCCCGACCTGATGCGTGTGGACTGGCAACGACTTGCTCAGGAAGACCCCGCGCAATACGTGGCCCTGCAGGCCAAGCAGCAGCAGCTCAACGCCACGCTGCAAGCGCTGGAGCAGCGCAAGCAGGCCCACCAGGCCGAACTGAGCAAGACCGAGCAGCAGCGACTGGACCAAGCCTTGCGGCAGTCCGAGGAAGTGCTGAGCAAGTCGGTCAAGGGCTTTACCGAATCGACGGTGACGGACCTGATTGGCGTGGTGGACAAGGACTACGGCATCAAGCGCGAGCATTTGCGCGACGTGGCCCAGGCCATCGCCAAGAGCGGCCTGCCGGCCGACACGCTGGGCAAGTTGCTGCTGGGGCTCCACGAGGGTGCGCAGTGGCGAAAGCTGCAAGCAGCCAAGCCGCAGGCAATGAAAAAGGTCGCGGACGCGCCCAGGGTCATCAAGCCCGCCGCGCCGCAGCCGCGCAACGTCAACAAGGCCGCCTCCGACCGCCTCAAAAAGAGCGGGCGCGTCGAGGACTTGGCCGCATTCCTCTGATCTGAAAAGGAATTTCCATGACTCAGCCGACCAACACTTTCGACTCGTACACCGCCAAGGGCAACCGCGAGGATCTGCAGGACAAGATTTACATGGTGTCGCCCGAGTCGACGCCAGTGCTGTCCGCCGGTCGTCGCTTCACCGCCACGTCCAAGTTCCACGAGTGGCAGCGCGACAGCCTGGCCGCTCCGAACAAGGACAACGCGGTGGTCGAAGGCGACGACCGCACCGGCACCAGCCTGACGGCGACGGATCGCGTGGGCAACTACGTGCAGCTGTTCGACAAGGTCGCCGTGGTCACCAGCACGCAGGAGCAGTCCAAGAGCGCCGGCCGCTCGTCGGAGATGGCCTACCAGAAGGCCAAGTCCATGACGGAACTGAAGCGCGACCTTGAGGCTGCGCTGATCTCCAAGAACGCCGCCGTGGCCGGCAACTCCAGCACCGCCCGCAAGCTGGGCGGCCTGGGCGTGATGCTGTACACCAACGCGCTGCACAACGGCGCCGGCGCCACCGCCACGCACAACAGCGGCGCTCCGACCACCGCCGTGACCGCCGGCACCAACCGCGCGTTCACCGAAGCGCTCATCAAGAGCGCGATGCAGTCGGTGTACACCAACAGCGGCGAGATGCCCTCCGTCATCTCGATGACGCCCAGCCACAAGGGCACGTTCAGCGGCTTCTCGGGCATCGCCGTGAACCGCTTCCAGGTGGCGAAGGGCAAGCAGGGCGTGATCGTCGGTGGCGCCGACGTGTATATGTCCGACTTCGGCGAATTGACCGTGGTGCCCAACTACGTGCAGGCCACCGCAGCCTCGGATGTGGTCTACATCCTGAACCCGGACACCTACGGCGTGGGCTACCTGCAGGGCTTCGACAGCACGCCGCTCGCCAAGACCGGCCACACCGAGAAATGCCTGTGCTTCGTGGAAGCCACGGTGGTGGTGACCGCCGAGAAGGCGAACGCCAAGATCGACAACCTGACCCCCTGATCGGCCAGCCCATCAACCAGAAGGCCCCTACGGGGGCCTTTTTTACGCCTGCTTCTCCATGTCCATCGTCTATCAAGAGCACGACGCCGAAACCGGCATCAAGACCCGCGTTCACGACATCGCCGACTCCGGGCGTGTGGTCATCGAAAAGCAGTACGACGCGCAGCCGCTGGTGGATGCCGCGGCCGAGATGCGCGCCGCTACCGCTGGCCAGCGGTGGGGCGAGATGCGCCACGTCGGATTCATCCCCATGGCCGAGTTGGCGACGATGATGCGCCAGGACGGCGGCTTTGACCGCGCCCGGGTGCTGGCATACCTGAAGGCGAATCCCGCCCTCGCCACGTTCAGCAAGGTGCTGAAGTGAGTATCGGCACCTATTCCGAGCTCCAGACGGCCGTTGCCGGCTGGCTGCACCGCGGCGACATGGCCGCGCGCATCCCTGAGTTCATCGCGCTGGCCGAGGCCAAGATTGCACGGCGCCTGCGCGTGCCAGGCATGGAATCGGCGCTGTCGTCGGTCACGATCACGGACAGTCTGATCCCGCTGCCGTCGGATTTCGCTGGCGTGAAAACGCTGTGGGTGGACGGCTACCCCGTGGACCCGCTGGAGCCGCAGGCGCTGGAATCGGTGCTCGCGGCCACGGGCCAGGGCGTCGCCACGCTGTACGCGCGCCAGGGGTCGAACTTGCGATTCGACGGCACGGGCGACGTGTCGGGGGTCTATTACGCCCGCGTGCCGGCGCTGTCCGATGCCGCGCCGACGAACTGGCTTCTCAGCGACTCGCCGGACCTGTACTTGTTCGGCGCACTCGGCGAGGCCGCGCTGCACATCAAAGACGAGCAGCGCGGGGCGCTATGGCAACAGCGCTTCGAAGTGCTGATTGATGAGCTGAACGCCGCGGCCGTGCGCGACAGCTACGGCGGGCCGCTGGTAGCGAGGGCGCGATGATTCCGCTGCTTGGATTTACCCCTGATGCGCCGCCAGAGACGCCTGGCGCGATCCTGGCGTGCAGCAACGTCGTGCCGACCGAGCGCGGCATGGCCGCTGCACCGTCTGGCGTTGCGCCTGCTGCTGTTGGCCCTTTGGCGGCTGACTGCCGCGGCGCTGCGACGCTGACGCGATTGGATGGCTCGCGCCGCCTGATTGCCGGCACCGCATCGGGACTGTACGAGTTGGCGACGGGCGCGACCTGGGATGATGTCTCGCGCGCTGGCGGCTACACGGGCGCCTCTGAAGGCTCATGGCAACTGTGGCAGTTCGGCGACGACACCATCGCGTCGGACGGCGTTGCGCCGATTCAGCGCAGCACCGGGACGGATTTCGCTGACATTGCGGGCGCCCCGGTGGCGCAAGTGCTGTGCACGAGCAACAACTTTGTGCTGGGCTTCAACACCAGCGACGCAGGCTATGGCGTCAGCCCGGATCGGTGGTGGTGCTCCGCGCTGCTGGACGCATCGGACTGGACGCCGGACGTTGCGACGCAATGCACGACCGGCCGACTTGTGTCTGTGCCTGGTGAAATCGTCGCGGCGCTGCCCTTCGGCTCGCAGGTGGTGGCCTACAAGTCCGGCGGCATGTACCTTGGGAGCTACGTGGGCGCCCCGGTGGTGTGGCAGTGGGACCAGATACCTGGCGACCAGGGCTGTGCCGGGCCTGATGCTGTGTGCGATGTGCGACTCGCTGGCGCTCCTGCGGCACACGTGTTCGTCGGCGCCGACGGCAACATCTACCTTTTCGCCGGGGCCCAAGCGGTATCCATAGCAACTGGCAAGGTGCGCCGGTTTTTCGCCGAAGACAGCTCGCCGAACTACCGTTACAAGACCATCTGCCAATTCGATAGGCAGACGAACCGCGTGTGGATCTTCTACCCGTCACGCTTCTCGTCCACGCCGGATTCGGCTTTGGTCTATCACATGGAAACCCAGCGGTGGGGCCATGTGCAGATTGCCGTGAACGCGGCAATGAACTACGTGTCCCCGGGCTATGGTATTGATGACCTGCCGACAGTCGGCGGCGAGATTGACGACATCACGATCCCATTCGACAGCCAGTATTGGCTGGCCGGCGGGCGCGCGCTGTCGGTGTTCTCTGGTGGGCAGCTTCAGGCGCTCGTAGGCGCGTCGTCAGGGTGCTCGATCACGACCGGCGACGTAGGCGACGATGACCAGTATTCGACACTGCGCAGCATTCGTGCCCGCTTCCTGCGCGCACCATTGTCGGGGTCCGGGCAGGTTTACCAGAAGGCAAATTCGGGTGAAAATGCGACCGCTGGCGGAGCCATGTCCATGACGGGCTCGCGCTGGGATGTGATGCAGTCGGCGCGCTGGCATAGCGCGCGACTTGACGTGACGGGCGATTGCGAACTCAACGCCCTGCGCTTCGACCTCGTGCCGGACGGGCTGGAATGAAAGTATCCGAGCACGTAAACACGGGCGCCCCCGACAACATCATCCAACTGCTGCGCGCCATCGCGCGCAAGCTCAACGGCCTGGCCTCCGGCACCGCGTCCGCGCGGGATGGCGCGCTCACTGCGCCGCCGACCACTGGCACGTGGGCACAAGGTGACTTCGTCGAGAACGCCACCAAAACAGAAGCCGGCAGCGCCGGCAGCAAATACGTCGTGCAGGGTTGGGACTGCGTAGCCGGGGGGACTCCGGGCACGTGGTTGCAGCGCCGCACGCTCACGGGGAACTGACATGCCAGACGTTACTACCACCAGCAGCACGCAGATGCCTGCATGGGTGCAGCCTTACGCTGCCGGCTACCTCCAGCGCGCTCAGAACGTTGCCGATATGCCGTACCAGGCGTATCAAGGCCAGCGGGTAGCGGCCCTGACGCCCTACCAGACTCAGGCGTATCAAGGCCTGTATCAGCGCGGCATGCAGGGGAGCCCCGTCATGGGGGCCGCAGAGACGGCGCTCACGGGCATGATGGATGGCAACTACCAGCAGGCCACGGCCAACCCGTACGGCCGCGTCCAGGCCCAGGGCGGCGGCGCGCAGATCAGCGCCGCGCAGAACCCATACGGCTACGTGCAGAGCCAGGGCGGTGGACAGGCGGTGAGCGCATCGGCCAATCCCTACGGCTACACCACGACGCCAGGGCAGACGCAGGGCGTTAGCGTGGGCAGCAACCCATACGCCGGCAGCAACCCATACCTGCAGCAGCAAATCGACGCGGCATCGCAGGACGTGGTGCGCAACTACAACATGGCCGCGAAGCCGGCCACTGACACGGCCATGCAGCGCAGTGGCTCGTTCGGCAATTCCGGGCTGCAGCAGGTGCAGGCCATGCAGCAGTCCGACCTGCAGCGCAACTTGGGCAACATCGCCAGCGGCATGCGCATGCAGGACTACACGCAGCAGCAGCAGCTCGGCGAGGCTGCGCTGAACCGCAGCCTGCAGGGGCAGCAGTTCAATGCTGGGTTGGGTGAAAGCTACGCGAACCGACTGATGCAGGGGCAGCAGTTCAACGCCAACCTCGGAGAGAACCAGGCCAACCGCGCGTTTCAGGCTCAGCAGTTCAACTCCGGGCTGGGCGAGTCCGCAGCGTCCCGCGCATTGCAGGCGGCCACGACCAACGCTGGGCTGGGCGAGGCGCAGGCTGGGCGCAGCATGCAGGCTCAGACCTACAACAGCGGCTTGGGCGAGTCTGCAGCGAACCGCAGCCTGCAGGCGGCTACCACGAACGCAGGCCTTGGCGAGTCCTATGCCGGCCGCAACGACTCGGCATGGAACACGGCGCAGTCCCGCGCGCTGCAGGGCATGGGTATGGCGCCGACGTTCGCCAATCAGGACTACACGGACCTCAACGCAATGCTGTCCGCAGGCCAGGGCCTGCAGACGCAAAACCAGCGATACCTGGACGACAGCTACAGCCGGTTCCTTGAGTCGCGCAACTACCCACAGCAGCAGCTTGACGTGATGCGCCAGGCGCTGGGCGGCGTGAATTTCGGCAACACGCAGACGCAGACCAGTCCCGGCACGAGCACGGCATCTAGCCTGCTCGGCGGCGCGCTGACCGGCGCGTCCCTCTACAACATGCTGTTCGGGTGATCGCATGGGGTTCGCGCAGACTCTCCAGGCCGGCCTTGCCGCCAACCGTGCCACGCCTCGCGGGCGGGACGTGCTGATCGCCAACATGCTGGCGGCGCCAAACTCCGCGTTCACTGCCGCGATGCTGGACAACGCGGAGGCGATCCAGAACGGGTACGGGGAAAACATCTCTGACCTCGTACGGCATATGGGCGGTGTGCAGTCGCAGTACGGCACGATCAACGCCACGCGCGACCCCAACGGTGGGGGGTACTCGTACCGCCTCATCAACAACGACCCAGACGGGCGCGGCATGTGGTTCACGCCGCTGACCCGCAACGCAGACGGCACGGTCACGCGCGGCACGCCGTCCTATGCGCTGCGCGATGGTGGCTGGGGCGAATTCATTACCGCCATAGCAATGATGGCGCCCGCTGTCGGCGGCATCGTCGGCGCTGCCGGTGGCGCAGCGGCTGGGGCTGGTGGAACTGCGGCCGCGGGTGAGGCGGCCGGCGCTGGTATTGCTGGCGGCTCCGGGATCAGCCTGGGCGGCACGGGCGCTATGACTGCGGGCGAAGCTCTTGGCGCCGCTGGCGGCTCCGGGCTGTCGCTGGGCGGATCATCGCTCGGCACGTCGCTCGGCGCCGCCGGTGGTTCCGGGCTGTCGCTGGGAGGCGTGAGCGCCGGCACGGCGTCAAGCCTGGGCGGCACGCTCGGCGCGTCGCTGTCGGGCCTTGGCGACTCCACGCTGTCAGATGCCGTGCTCAACGGCGCGACGAGCGGCGGCACCGGTGGCGCGCCAGGAGGCGGCGGCGTCAGCGTGCCGTCCACGCCGTCCACAGGCGGGCTCAGCAGCTCAGATAGTGCCGTCCTGCACAGCAATGAGGGCTACGGGCCAGGCATGACTGGCGCACAAAACACGGCATACAACACCGTGGCCGATCTGACCGGCAACCAGCAGCTTGCGAGCCTTGCGGGCGATGCCGCTGGCCTTCCTGGTGTCGGCGGCCTGACGGACGCGGCGTCGTGGCTCAGGAGCAATCCGACTCTTGGGCGGCTTCTGTTCTCGGCCGGCTCAAGCCTGCTATCCGGGGCGTCCAACAGCGGCGGCAGCGGCGGCGGTAGCGGCGTGGCCGAGACTTACGGCGCCCCGAAACAGTGGACGTCGGCGCTGCAGCGCGGCCTGTATCAGCAGCCGCAGCAAGTGAGCCTGCCCACGACGCTGGCTGGGCAGCTGGGACTTAACGGCGCATCGCGCTGGGTGAGGTAAGCATGGCACTCGATGCCCTCTTTGACGATCCGCGGCAACAGGGTTTGCTCGCGCTGGGCCTTGGCCTGCTCAACAGCCGCGGCACGTTCGGCCAAGGGCTTGGCCAGGCCGGGCAGCAGGCTATGGGCGTGATGCAGGAAGCCCGGCAGCGGCAGCGCCTGGCCAGCATGCAGGACATTCAGCAGCAGATGGCTCAAATGCAGCTGCAGAACGCACAGCGCGAGGCAGCAAAGCAAACGCAGCTTGAGGCGCTGCGCGGGCAGTTCACGCGCACGCCGGCGCAGCAGGCTCTGGCCGGCGGCGGTGGCCCTACCGCGGCGAATGCCGAGAAGCTGCAGACGACTCAGCCCGGCTTCGATTACGCGGGCTATGCCGACGCGCTGGGAAGCATTGATCCTGCTGCGGCCATCACGATGCGTGCCGCACTGGAGAAGGACAACACGCCGATTGCGCTTGGCAAGGGCGGCGCGCTAGTGACCCGCGCTGGCAAGGTGCTGGCGAGCAACCCGGACGCTCCGGAACTGCCGTCCGCTGTGCGCGAGTACGAATACGCCAAGGGCCAGGGCTACAAGGGCACGTTCCAGCAGTTCCAGGTTGAGCAGAAGCGGGCTGGCGCGAACGTCAGCAACCTGACGGTCAACACCGGACAGCGCGGCTTTGACAACACGCTGAAGCTGCGCGGCGACTTCCGCTCGGAGCCGATCTATAAGGCCCACCAGGAGGTGCAGTCGGCGTACTCACAGATTCAGCAAGCACTGAAGGCCGGGACGCCGATCGGCGACACCGCGGCCGCAACGAAGGTGATGAAGCTGCTGGACCCGGGCAGCGTGGTGCGGGAGTCCGAACTTGGCATGGCGATGGCGGCCACTGGCCTGGGCGACCGGCTTCAGAACTACGCGAAGAACATCGTCAGCGGCAACAAGTTGACGCCCAAGCAGCGCACGGAATTCCAGCAGCTTGCCGACGCGCTGTTCGCCGAGTCAGCCAAGCAATACAACGGCAAGCGCGGCGAGTACCAGGGCATTGCGCAGCGCAACGGATTGAACGTGCCGGATGTTGTCGGCGCCGACGTGCAGATCCCCGGAACCCAGCCGGCCGGCAAGGCCGTGAAGCGCACCGGCATGTACCAGGGCCGCAAGGTAGTCGAATACACGGATGGGACGGTGGACTATGCCGATTGATCCGCGCATGGTGAAGTGGGAGGACGCGCCCGCGAAGGCCGGCAAGATTGATCTGAAGTCGGTCGAGTGGGATGACGCGCCGGCAGACGCTGCGAAGGCCAAGGGCGAGAAGGCGCCGAGCTGGATGAAGGCCGGCAACTCGCTGCTTCAGGGTGCGACGTTCGGCTTCGGAGATGAACTCTCTGGCCTAGCCGGCGGCGCATCTGCGGCGCTACTGAAGCTGCTGCCGGACGTGCTTGCCGCCAAGCTGGACCCGCGCGACCAGGCGCTTCGTGCCGCATCGCTTGGCGACGCATACCGCATGACTCGTGATGCCGCGCGAGGCATGAACGACCAGTTCGCCAAAGACGCCCCGTTGACGAACGCCGCCCTGCAAGCAGCCGGCGGGTTTGCCGTGCCGATTTCGCCGCTGACCGCAGTGGCCAGTGTTCCTGGCATGTCGCGCGTCGCTCAGAGTGCCAGCAATGTCATCAAGGGGCCGATGCTGCGCATGGGCGCCCAGGCCGCAAGCTCTGGCGCTGTTTCTGGCGCGATCGGCGGCGTCGGCAACGCGGACTCTATGGATGACGCACTCGATTCAGCGCTGCAGGGTGCCATGACCGGCGGCGCTGCCGGTCCTGCTGTCGGCGCGCTGGCCGGTGGCGGTGGAGCGATCGTCAACAACATCCGCAGCCGGTTCAGCGAGGGGGCGGCCGGGGACATGGCGCGGCGGCGCATCGCGGAGGCGATTGCCCGCGACGAGACGACGGCACAGCGCATGGGCGCGCGCATCAACAAGCTTGGCGACCGCGCGGTGATAGCCGACAGCGGGGGCGAGAACGTGCGCAACTTGCTGGACACCGTTGCGGTGATGCCTGGCCAGACGGGCAACCGCGTGGAGCAAGTCATTCGCGGCCGCCAAGCGGGCCGCGGCGCAGCGCTGATCGGCTCTGCGGAAAAGGCCATGGAAACCGAAGGCCAGCGCCTCGCGCCGGCCACGGCCGCGTGGATTGCGGAGCGTGAGCAACTCGCGTCCCCACTGTATAAGCGCTTGTACGCAATGAGCGTAACGCCGGACGCCGAGTTGTCGAGCATCGTCCGCGCCGCCGACGAGTTGGGGGCAACCAAGCTGGCCCGCGACATCGCTACGGCGCGGCAGATGCCGTACACGCTGGACCGCACAGCGCCTCCGGCGTCGTCTGTCACCAATATGACGCGCACTCAATCCGATTGGTCGATGCGCGACCTGGACCACATCAAGCAAGCCCTGGACACCAAGATCAGCCAAAAGGTGGACAAGGTGGATGGTGGTCTGACCCCGGAAGGTTCGGCGCTGGTGGCTCTACGGGACGCCCTCAAGTCCAAGCTGGACAACCTGACCGGCGGGGCCTATGCCGACGCGAGAGCCGCGTTTGCTGGGCCGTCTGCGATCATGGATGCATCGCAGGCCGGGCGCCGGGCAATGCTGGGTGATGACACAAGCATCCGTCAGGCGGTTGCCGGTCTGCAAGGCTCGGAACTGGAGGCGTTCAAGCTGGGCGCCTTCGAGTCATTGCGCGCGAAGCTGGGGAAGATGGCCGGGCAGACGGAAATCCTGAATATGTGGCGCGACTCGGCCACGCGCGAGAAGCTGCAGGCGCTGTTCCCGAATGAGCGGGCATTCCGGCAGTTCGCGTCCACCACTGCGGCCGAGGCTCGCCTGAAGGGCTTGGAGCGCGTGGGCCGCGGCTCGCAGACGGCGCGGCGCGAAGCCGGGTTCGATGACCTCAATTCGGCCACGGCGCGCGACAGCTTCGACCTGGCGGCCAGCCTCAAGACCGGCAACCCGCTTGGCGTGCTGGAGCGTGCCTCGCGCATCTATGGCCGCGTCGCAACTCCCGAGCCGGTGCGCGATGCCATCGGTCGCTCGCTGCTGACGCCGCAGTCGCTGGCGGCGCCTGAGCTGCAGAGCATCGAGCAGATGGCAGCTGAAGTGGCTGCCCGCCGCAACGCCCAGGCTGCGGCAAGCGGCACAAGCGGCGCTGCCGGCCTGCGGGCCCTGCTCGGCCTCTGATTACTGGCAGACCGTGTCCCAGGTGTTGCTGATTCGTACCGTGCGGCATGTGGTCGGCGGCGCGACGGCGGGCCTGGAGTTCATCATCTGCAGTCCAAGCGCGGCGCCGCTGAGTGCTGCGGCATCGCGTTGGGTCTGCACGCCTTCAGCCTGAAGCTTTGCGCTGACCATGCCCAAGTGGGCGTTGCAGTCCACGCGCCGCGACCGGATTGACTGTGCAGCCAAGTCACGGACGTAGTTGCTGCCGCGCCCGCTGATTACCGTGTAGCAGAGTTCCCAATCAGCCGAGGCGTCTACCGCCGCGCGCTGCTGCTCGGGGGTGCTGGTTGCGCACCCAGATAGCACTGCCAGGGCCGCAAGCGCCGCGGCCACGAATTTCGTTTTCATCTCTCTCCCCTAAGCCCGCCTCGTGCGGGCTTTTTGCATTGGAGCACGAATGCCAGTACCGACCTCCATCGACCAACTCAGCACCACGGCCGCGAGCAACAGCCCGAGCGGCAGCGATTCGCCTTCCGTGCTTGATGACCACCTGCGCACTCAGGCGGCGTTCATCGCACAACTGCGGGACAAAGCGTCCGGTGAGCGCAACGTGATCTCTTATGGCGCCAAGGGTGATGGCGTGACTGACGACACGTCGGCCATCCAGTCGGCCATCAATGCCGGCGGTGTGGTGCACTTGGGCCCGGGCACGTTCAGCGTCACCGGCCTGACGATGAAGTCCGGCGTGCAACTTGTAGGCGCCGGCTCCACCAACACCAAGATAAAGCTCGCTGCCAGCTCTAACCGAGACCTGATCGTCGGCCAGAACGCCTACAGCCTGTTCGGCACCAACACGTACGACGGCATCATGTGGTGGTCGATCCAGGGCATGACGCTGGATGCCAATATGGCGCAGCAGTCTCCGGTAAACCCGGACGCCTGCAATGGCCTGGCGTACTACGGCGCGGCCTACCTGCTGCGTGACGTGGTGATCGCCAACGCCAAGGGCCATGGCATCCGCAGCGAGTATTACGCCTACGGCGAGACGGACGGCGGCATGGAGGCCGTCATCGACAACGTGCGCATCGACCGCTGCGGCCGGCATGGCTGGTGGGCCAAGGGCCCCCACGACCATCACGTCATCCACATGATCGTGATCGACGCCAGCCAAGAGGCGGACAACACGTACTGCGGCTGCTACGGCGATGGTTATTTCAACGGCCGGTTCTTCAACTTCCACGCCTGGCACCGCAACCCGACGACGAATCGCCAGAAATTCGCCATGTCCAGCCCCGGCGTGTGCGAGTTCATTGCCTGCCACTTTGAGGGTGGACGTGCGCAGCTTGAGCACCGCGGCCAAGGCGACCGCGTGGTGTCGTGCAACATCTACGCACACAAGGGCTCGGCCGGCACGGCGCTGGTCGTTATGGGCGGCAGCGATAACGAACACACAGACTGCTACTACCAGGGAGAGGGTGCTGATCGCTACGCCATTGAGATCCGCGGCTCCAGCAACCGCATCTCGGGCAAGTTCATCGGCTTCGGTACGCGGACTCCTTTTAACTTCGCGGTCGACACGGGCTACAACGTCATCATCGGATCGGGTTGGGCGGCCAGCGGCGGCGCAACGACCTTCGGCGGCACGCAACACAGCACCACGCGCGTGACGTACCGGCAGGGCGGCACGGCCATTGACGTGACGCAGATCGGCTCGCTGTCGTCGGTGGAGGTGACGGGGCAGGCGTCGCTCGGCGGCGCGGCTGGCAGCGAGAGCTTGCGCGTGAACAACACGCCCAGCGGCGTGAACCGCCTGGAGTGCTACGCGGGAACCACTGGCAATGCTGCCCGGCTCTATGCGGCGGGCGAAACCAACGTTGGGCTGCAGTTGTCGGCCAAGGGTTCTTCCGCCCTGGATCTCTGCACGGGCAACTTCAACGCCGTGGCGATGCGCGCGCTGCATGTGCAGGACGCGGTGAACCGGCTGGAGTCCTATGGCGGCACCACGGGCGGCTCCCCGCGCCTGTACGCCGCCGGCAGCGACACCAACATCGGCCTGCAACTGTCTGCCAAGGGCACGGGCAACGTGGACATTTGCACCGGCATCTTCAGTGCTGTGCAGGTGCGCATTCCGCACGTTGCCAGCGCCGTGAACTACGTGCAGCTGTCTGGTGGCGCCGCCGGAGCATCTGTCAAGGTGCAAGCGCGAGGCTCAGATACCAACGTGGATCTGGAGTTGCAGCCGCAAGGATCTGGCGTCATCAAGCTGGGGGCCAAGCTCAACGCCAACTCCTATGGGCTGGACAGTGTTCAGTACGTTGCTGGACCAGGATGGACCTTGACGGCCGCAAGCTCTGGCGTGCTCGCCATCGGCTCGTCGTTCGTGGTCGTCAACGAGGCCGCGCCGGTCAACGTCACCGACATGACGCAGGCCACGGGTGCCAGCGGCATCCCCATGGTCACGATCCGCAACAGCGGTACGAGCGCCGTCACGTTCAAGCACGACACGACGAAGCTGCGAAACATCAGCGGCGCGGACGTTGTGCTCGGACAGCACCAGAGCATCACCTATGTCCACATTAGCGGCGCTGTATGGCAGCAGACCGGCGGGAAGGGGTGAGCCGTACAAAAGGGGCGGCAAAGCAGCTTTGCGAAGCTGGTCGCCATGGGGCGCAACGAGCGCCAGCAATAACAACCTGGCTGGAGTTTTGGCCATGACAACAACGAGGGAGGGCGGCGCAATGGCTGCTGAGACTGGCGCCGCCATTGGCGGCTGGAAATTGCTGTCGCTCATCGGCGTCGGCGCAATTGGCGCGGTGGTGATGGCCGCCGTGGAGCCGCCGAAATCCCGGCGCGCGCTGTTTGCGCAGGCCCTGGCTGCCGGCGTGATGGCGCCGATTTTCACGCCCGCCGCAGTGCGCGCGCTGTCCTCGGCGGGCTTTGTCGACCTCGCGGGCGCCGGCATCGAGCGGTGGGGCGAGGTGGCCTTGCCGGTGGGGTTCTTGATCGGCTCGCTGTCCTGGGGGTTCGTCGGTGCCCTTGTGAAGATCCGCGCGATGCTGCCTGACCGCGGCGCCGATGCCGTCGCGCGCCGCGTTGGGCTTGATGCACGGGAGGAGCCTCATGCATGACGACTACAGCGACACCGAGCTGCAGGCGAACCATCGCCGCGTGTTGGCGCATCACCGCGGCGTGAGCGTGTCGATGCCGAGCCTGCCGGACTGGATGCCGGCGGCCCTGGGCGTGCGCGAGATTGTCGGCATCAATTTCGCGCCGGCGCGCGGCGCGGCGGATCTGCGCACTGAGCTGGGCGGCGACTGGCAGCCGATGACGCGCGCGCAGCAGGGCACCCTGGCGTGCTGGGTGCGTAAGGCAGTGGCGGCCGTGCACGCCGTTGCCGCGGAGCCGGCGCATGGCTGACATGCTGCGCGCGCTGCAAGCCGTGGGCGTCGCGTCGGCGGTCGCGCTGCAGTGGGCCGAGCCCTGCGCTGCGGCTGCTGCGCTGCACGACATCACCACGCCTCGGCGGCTCGCGGCCTGGCTCGCGCAGTGCTCTCATGAGTCGGCGCACTTCACGCGGCTGGAGGAGGGCTTGGTCTACACCAGCGCCCAACGCATCGCGGTGATGTGGCCGCGCCTGGCGCCCATCGCGGCCGAGCTCGTGCGCGAGCCGCAGGCCCTGGCCAATGCGGCCTATGACGGCCGGCTCGGCAACGGCCCGCGTGCCAGCGGCGACGGGTGGCGCTACCGCGGGCGCGGGCTGATCCAGATCACCGGCCGGGACAACTACCGGGCCGCCGGCCGCGCGCTGCGCCTGGGGCTGGAGGAGCAGCCGGACCAGGTGCTGCGGCCGGACGTTGCTGCGCTCACGGCGGCGTGGTTCTGGACCTCGCGCGGCCTGAATGGACTGGCCGATGCGGGCGACATCGCGGGCATCACCAGGGCCATCAACGGGCCCGGCATGGCCGGTGCGGGCGAGCGCCTCGCGCTGTACCAGCAGGCGTTACGGGCTCTCAGCGTGCCGGAGTAGCGCCGGGCTCACTTCGCGCCGCCGGTGATCTTGCGCAGCGCTTTTTCAAGCGCCTCCCAGCCGCCCGATGGCATCAGCTCCTCGTCGAGTTCCAGGGTGACGCGCCCGCCGCGCGCGCGCACTTCGGCGTGCCGGCCGCGGCCCAGGTCCAGGCGCCGAGGCGGGGTGGTTCCAGTGGAACCGCTCTCTTTCTCGCTGGTGGTTCTAGTGGAACCACCCCCCACCAGCCGCCGAAACACGTCCTGTGCGGCCAGCCCTTGCGGCATTCCGCTGGCCGCGTCGAGCACCGCCGGCGCATCGCGCTCCAGCGCGGAGCGCAGATCTGCCGCCCAGGCGAACGAGATGGCATTGGGCGACGGGAAGGCGGCCACTACCTCGTCGGGCAACTGCGCGATGGTCAGGGCTTTGGACACCGTGCCGTGACTGGCGCCAATGGCCTGGGCCAGCATTCGCATGGACGGGAACAGCTGGGCGTCCAGTGCGCGCCGGTAGTGCATCCCTTGCTCCCAGGCGCTGAGGTTCGCGCGGGCGCGGTTCTCGCGCTCCATTTCGGCCCACATGCTGCGTTCGTCCAGGTCCTGCACCACGGCCAGCACCGGCAGGCCCAGGTCCAGGCAGGCGCGGTGACGGCGGTGGCCGAACACCAGCTCGTAGCACGCGCCGTCGCCCTGCCCGGCCGGTAGCGGCCGGACCTTGATTGGCTGCACGTTGCCGCCCGCGTCGGCGATCTCGGCTTTGAACGCCTCGAACTCGGCGCTTGCGAACGAGTCGGCATGCCGGTTCGCCCAGCGGCTCGGCCTGATGCTCTTGGGGTCCATGGGCTGCGCACCGCGCTCGCCTTCTAGCTGCTGCACCTGGGCGCGCAGCGCGTGCACCTCCTGCGTCATGCCGATGCGCCGGCCCACGCCTGTGACGGGCTCGCCAGATGGCGGTGGCGGCGCTGCGCTGGCCGGCGGCAGGTCGAACACCAGACCCTTGCCCTTGAAGCTGCTCATGCCGCGCCTCGCGCAATCTGGCCGCGCCACGCCCTGACGCATTGCACGGCCACAGCGTCGGCCAGGCGGTCGAACGCATCGGCAGCGCGGCGCACCGTGCGCGCGGTGCTGCCCGTGGTGTCGTCGTAGACGGTGCCGAAGTTGGCCGAGGCGGTGCTGGCCGCGGCACTCTTTGGTATCTCGACCGGCATGAGCTTGTCGGCGTAGGCGCTGGCCATCCACTCGCGCACCGCGCTGCTGGCCACGTCTGCAGTTTCGACCCGCGCCGGCAGGATGTTGATGAAGTCGAACTTCTTGCCTTGGGCCGAGGCCGGCAGGCGCGCCGTCAAGTCGCTGAACAGTTTCCAGAACTGGGCCGAGCTGGCGAAGTCCAGTGCGTTGGGCGGCAGCGGCATGAGAATGCCGTCGGCCGCCATCAGCACGTTGATGGTCATGTAGGTGAGCGCCGGCGGCGTGTCGACCACGATGACGTCGTAGTCGTCGCGCACGTCATTCAGGCCGAGCTCGAGCACGCGCCAGAACTCGGCATCGGCATCCAGGCTCTGCCGGTCAGCAAGCTCGAACTCGGCCGAGAACAGCAGCGGCGCAGCGGCCACCAGATCAATGCCGCTCCAGTAGGTAGGCCGCACGGCGTAGCGCACGGACTCTTGCGCGCCCTCGATGAGCGGCAACACCGTGTCATCGCGCCCGACCTCTGTGTCGGGCAGGATGCCGAAAAGCGTGGTCAGCGAGCCTTGCGGGTCCGTGTCGATCACCAGCACCTTGTGGCCGCGCAGGCTCAGGCCCTGCGCCAGGGTCAGCGCCGTGGTGGTCTTGGTCACGCCGCCCTTGAAGTTGGCCACGGCCACGGTGATGGCGCGCGCGCCGGCCGGGCGCATGTGCTCGGCGCGGTAGTAGCGCACCCACTGTTGCAGCTCGGTCAACGTGAACTCGCGCCGGTTGCCGGGCCCGATCGCTCCCACAGGCAGCGCGGCGCGGCGCACGGCCACTTCCATCGCGCTCTTGGTCAGCCCGCACAGTGCCATCACGTCGCCGGTGACGAAGCGCGGCGGCGCCTTGCGCGACTCCGGAGCGAGCATCGCCCCGCGCACCTGCGACACCACCGACTGCACGCGCCCGGCCTGGGCCCGCACGTCGATCAGCGAGATTCGATCATCCACTACCGCGTCCATCCGCTCCCTTTCGTAGTTGCGGCGGGAGTGTATGCGAGTGGCGGCCAGTCGCTACACTTTCATTCTGGCGCTACAGCGGGCGGCGAGCCACGCATCCCGGCGGGCCCGTGCCGCCGCGCCGAAAACGGCTACAGCGAGGTGTGCCTGCTCGGCACGCACATATGCGCCACCCGTGACCCCATCGCCGCCACGCCCCGGGCCGCTCGTGGCGTCCGGCGCTGCTGCCGCGCACCAGCGTCTCGGCCGGCGCTCGCCGTCCAGCAGCTGCAGCACCAAGCCCGCCGCCCTGTCGGCGGCCAGTACCGCATCCATGCCGCCGTTGGCCAGCACCGTCTGTAGCGTCTTGCCGCGGTCCTTCGCCTCGCGCATCAGCCACACCACTTGCCCCGGGCGCAGCCGCGACAGCAGGGGCTTCAGGTCTTCGGGGATTTTGTAGACCCGCATCCTGCGCTTCCACTGCGAAGCAGGCTTCGTTTTGCGCCGCACTGGTGAGGCACGCTGGACGACGAAGCCCAGAGCGGTCAGCGCCTCAGGCGTCAGCCAGGTCAGCCCCGGTTTGAAGCCGTGCCGGCGTGCGCCGCGCTTGTTTTGTACCCGGCAGATCCAGCCGGCGCCGCGCAGCGCCGCGATGTCGCGCTCGACGGAGGCCTTGCTGCGGCCGGTCTTGTCCATGAGGAACTTGACCGTGACCCTGAAGCGCTTGCCCGGATTGGAGTGGGACACGCAGTAGTCCAGCAGCACCGTCAAGAGCGCGCGCTGCTGAGGCGGCATGCCGTGCAAACGGGTGACGGCCGCGATGGCGGACTCGATGGGGGAGGGCGGGAGCGTGCGGACGCACGCCTCCGGCCGGGGCGGATTGCGCATGGTTTCGTGGGGACGAGTTGGCCCACGCGTTGCGCTCGCCCTTTTCTGCGGGCAGAATCCGGCCTGTCAGAGCTTGGATCTGCCCCTTTTGGTTGGGGTCACGAAACACGAGAAGCCCGGGATTGCCGTCCCGGGCTTTTTCGTTTGTGGGCTCGGTGATCGCTAGATCGTGTCCGGTCCTCAGTTGTTGATCGAAGCGGGCATTGTGCCGCGCAGCGCGCTGCCGAGCCAGGACTGCACCCGGACAGCGCCGCCTCGCGGCACGCCGCATTGTTGCCGGTACCGCGTGAGTCGGGATTGACGCGCAATGCCGCGGCGCGGCGCTCGTGTGTCAGCGCTGCGTCAGCCGTTGCCTGTGTTCGCGCCCTCCGATGCGTGGGCTAATCGAATGGCGAAAACACAGTGCCCAGGCACCAGGTGCGTCAGCTGTCGCCGGGCGTGTCGGCGCGCAGCGCATCGTGGTACGGGCACAGGTGCACGTCGCGGCCGAAGTGCACCAGCGCTGCATGCTCGCCGCACAGCTGCGCGTCACAGGTCTTACCCTCACTGGTCGGGTAGTCGCACAGGAACGCGGGCCGGTGACGGCAGTCGCCGACGCAGCAGTACCGGGCGTTGCCCATTGCCAGCAGCTCGGCCTCGCTCACCGAGGCCGACTGCAGCCAGCCGGCTTTTGTGTGTACCCAGCCATTTGGCATCACGAGCCTTCCTGGGCCGCTGGTGCGGCGCCGCGGGCGCGGATGGCCTCGCAGTACCACTCCACGATGTCCGTGGCCTCCAGCGGCGGCTTGTCGCCCAGGATGAACAGCGCGCCGGCCTTCAGCGCGATGCATGCCTCACGCTCTGCCGCAGACACCAGGGCGGCGAAGCGCTCCAGGCGCTCGATGCCGAAGGCGAACGCGGGCTCGTCCTTGGCGAAGCGGTTGGTATAGGCGTGGCCTTCGGCCTCGCGCGCCAGGCGGATGATGGTTTCTCGGTCCATGTCGTGTCCCTCCCTACAGTTGATAAGGGGTTCTTATCTCAAATAAGAAAAATCGTGTGCAAGTCGGTCAGGTGTGCTTGATCCACTCCCCGCGTTCGGTGAGCACCAAGCGCTCACGCTTCCACTGGTTCAACGCTTGCGGGATGACTTGGATGTTCTCGGCGCAGTGCAGCCCACAGGCTCGGCGGGCTTGCAGCGGGATCAGATGATCGATTTCCCAGGCGATCCCTGTCATCTGCGTGCGCAGCTTGGCCAGCTCCTTCGCCTGGGCGATCACGAACCTGTCCCACTTAGACCACCAAGGCGGCTTTGCCATTTGGGTGGCCTTGCTGCGCCGCGCACTGGCTCGAGCGAAGGCCGCCTTGACGGCTTCTGGGTTCTTGTCGGCCCAGCGCTTGCGGGTGGCTCGCGCGCGCTCCGGGTTGTTCCGCTGCCATTCGACCATCGTGGCAATGCGCTTCTCGGAGTGCCGTCGATACGAAGCTTTGGCCCACACCTTGGTCTTGCCGCTCTCGCGCTTCCTGGCGGCAATCGCCTGAACTCGGTCCTTGTTTGCCGGGTCTTTCTGCCATGCAGAAGCCCGGGCCGACCGCTCGGCCGCGCAGGCCACGCACAGGCAGCCGTTACCGGCCGTGTACCTGGGCGCGACGTTGCCGTTCTTGCAGGGCTTGCCGCTGAAGTAGCGCTTGAGCCCCCGCGCCTTGGCCTCGGCGTGGGTCATGATGGTTTGCTCGGCCTCACCCATGGCTCGCCCCTCCCGTGCCGGCCAGCCCGGCCTCGCGTTGGTCGCGCGGGTCGAAGGGCTCACCTCGACTGCCGGCGATCAGCAGCCGCGTGATCGCCATGCTGCGGCGCGACTGCCGCGCCTGGGCCTCGCGCAGCTCCTGGCGCCATTGCTCGCGCCGTCGCTGCTCGGCGGCGTGCTCGTGCTCGCGGCGCAGGTCCGCGATGACTTTGGTGATCGCGTCGAAGTCAGCCATGCTGCTCTCCCGTGGTGCCGTCCGGCTCGACGACTACGGCGCGGCCCTTGTCCCCGATCTGCAAGCGCAGACGCGACACGTCGCCGTCCGCATAGCTGACCAGCCATTGATCCTCGGCGCGTGCCGGCGCAAATACCACCCGGCCCGTCTGCCCCGACGCCGGGTGCTGGATCGTGTCGCCGTCGCGTATCGGGTTGCCCGCGAAGTCAGGCCAGGGCGCCTCGCGGACTTCGGGTTCCTGCCTAGGCATTTGCCCTTCGGGTTGATAGGTGGGGATCTCAACAGCGGCGGATCGGGCGCGAATGGCGGCGGCCAGCCCCTCGGCGGTCTTGGCCGTCATTTCCTTCTTGGTCGCCCCCATCCACACGCTGATGTCCCAGGCCAGCTCCGCGCTCTCGCACAGCGCGGCGCAGGCTTCGCGCTCGGCCAGCACCGCCAGCTCCACGGAGCGCCGCACGTCCACCGGCTCGGCCGGCTGCTGGGCGGCCCGCTCACGCTCCAGCAGCCTGATTTGTGCGCGCTGCAGCTTTCCTGCCGCAGCCAGGTCATCGCGCTCGCGCGTCAGCCGCTCGTTCTCCGCGCGCAGGCGCTGCAGCTCGTCGCTCAGTCGGTTGGCATGCTCGCTCATCTCGGCCAGTTGCTGCTGCAGCGGTGCGCCGGCCGGCTGCTGGGCGGCGGCCCGCTCGCCGCCGGACTGCTCCAGCGCGTCGGCCACCTCCGTTTTGCCGGCGCGGCGCAGCACCGACAGCGCGAGCTGCAGCGCGCCGCCGTCCACGCTCACGCGGTTGCTGTGGCCGGCGGGCTGCTGGGCCAGGGCTGCGCGCGCTTCGTTTGCCCAGACCTGCAGATCAAAATCGCCGCTCTCCCAGCCGCGCACCACGGCGCGGGCAACCTCTTCTAGCGTGACGGCCGTCCCGGCGCTGGTGGTGTTGTCGGTGTTGCTCATGCTGCGGCGTCCTTCTTGGCGTCAAGCGCCTTCTCAATCGCTCCAGCCAGTTCCTCTTTGAAGATGCGGCGCACATCGTCCTCGGTCATGGGCTTGGCTGGGACGGTGACGCCAATGGGTATGGTCTTGGTGGGCGAAGGAACGCGCGACGGCTGCATCCAGGGATGCGCTTGCGCCGGGCGAGCCAGTGCGTTCTGTTGAATCTCGCGCACGCGGCGGCATCCCATGACGGCGCATTCCTCGCTGGCGCACATGCAAGCAATTCCAGGCATCGTGTGTCTCTCTTTCTGTAGGTCGATTACGGGAGTAATCGAAGGGTGGTTTCTGGCGGTCGATTCGCCGGCTCAGGCCGGTAGGCCGCAGTGCGCCATGTACGGCCGGCGGATCGCGCGTTGGAAGTGCTCTGCGGTGGTTGCGTCGTGGTCGAGCTGCGCTCGGCTGCTGATCTCGCAGAGGTCAAGCACCACAAATCTCGCGGTGCGCGCCGGGTCGTCTCCAGCCTCTCCAAGCCAAGATCCCCAGACATCCGGGTATTCCGTCATCAGCCAGCGCTGGAAAGCGGCGTCCTGACACCACATGCCCGCCAGCCGCGCGAGCGGGCCGCCCTTGGGCGCCTCGGGCCTCGGCTCGGCCTTCGGTTGCTGTGGCACCGGCTGCTCGTCATCGCCGACCTCCACAAGCACGCACGCGAAGCGCTTTCCCTCCTTGCCGATGAATGCCGCCAGCGCCTCGCGGTCGGCCAGCGCGAACACCACTTGCTGCCCCTGGGTGCTTGTGTCGCTGTAGCGGCGGAACTGCACTTCGCCTTGGAAGAAAACAGGCAGGTCGCTCATGCCGGGCGCACCAGGCCACGGGCGAACAGCTCGCCCATCGTGTTGCGGTGCGCCTCGTCCCACATGTCGCGGCGCTCTTGCTTGCTCAGCTTCGATCCCTGGTCGATCTCGAAGTGATGGCCGTCGCAGATCCCGGCCACACGCCACGGGTAGGACTTGAGGCCGCGGCCTTTACCGTCGCGCAACTGGTTGGAGTGCGACACCTGGGTGCGTCCCTCGATGCCGCAACCGGACACCTGGCAGGGCAGAGAGGTCACGTGCTGGAACAGCCGGCCCTCGTCGGCCTTCACGGGCATGCTGTAGCTCATGCGGCCTCCTTCATCGGCTCGCGCAGCGCGGACTCATAGCGGCCCACCAGCGCGGCGAACTCGATCAGGTCCTTCTCCAGCGCCTCGATGTAGTCGTCGTCACGCTCCACGCGCTGGCGGTAGAGCTGGCGGCCGATGGGCGCCAGGGCGGGGCAGTACATGCAGAACTCCCACCACTTGCGGCCGGCGATCCAGAGGCAGCCTTGCACCTGGTCGCGGTACTTGCTCCAGTCGTCCTCGGTCAGCACGACGCGCAACTCGGTCGGCGACACGAGGCACTTGTATTCGCTGCCGCCGTCGTCGCCGATCAGGCCGTCAGCGCTGGCGCCGAACAGGCCGTCCACGGTGGTGATGAAGCCGGCCGGCTGCACGATCAGGCCGGTCTGCATCTCGTGCTCCAGGCGCGCGGCCGGCTCCAGTTCGTGGCCGCGGCGCATGGCCCAGGTCTCGAACCCCTCGTCCAGCGGATCGCCGCTGATGCGCTCGATAGCCAGGCGGAATGCGTAATCCTTGGACGCGGCGGAGAAGTCGCCTTTGTTGGGGCCGGTCTTCAGGCGCTCGCGCGCCGTGCGGAACATGCTGGCCGTGATGCAGCCGGCGCGGGCGGCTTTCCACTCCGCGCTGCCCTGGGGTGCGGTGTGAACGATCATGCCGGCACCTTGGCGTTGGCTGCGGCCTTCTTGAGCTTGTCGTGCTCGGTCAGCAGCAGGCGGCGCATGGGGTTGGGCAGTTCGGCCCAGAACTTCTCATAGGCAGCCGAGCCGGCCCCCGCGGCCTTGCGCGCGTCCTTGAGCAGTTCCGGCGGTGCCGGCTCGGCGGCGGGCTTGTTGGCCGGCGGCGGCGCCTTGCTTGCGCTCTCATCTCCATCCACGCCGGCGCCACCGTCCAGTGCGTCGTGCTCAACGATTTCCATTGCCGTGATCCACAGATACCGGCGCTGGTACGTCTCCACGGCGCCGATGTTCTGCACCTCGTGGCATGCCTTGAGTTTCGCGCTGCCCATTGGCGACGTGATGACGGTGCTAGTGCCGTCGTCAACGTCCGTGATGGTCAGCGTGGCGATGTCAGCGGTAAACGAGCAGACGCCGCAAAGGCCGAGTTCCGCGAAGATCGTCTGCACGGTAGGCAGAAAGTCGCACAACTCAAAGTAGTAGTAGCCGCTGAACTCGTTGTGACCAGTCTTGCGCAGTTCCTTGCCTTGGAACTGGATGCGTGCCTGCATGAGCTTTTTGTGAACCATGCTTATCTCCAGAGGTCGGCCAGCGCGCGGCGCATGGACAGGCCCAGCGGCAGCCGGGCACGGCGGTAGATGCGGAAGGTGTGCAGTGCGTTGCGCATGTCAGGCCCCTTGCGCGGGCAACCTGCCAAGCGCTTGCGCAACGACCTGCTGCGCCGTCTGGTAGTGGCGGCCTCTCGGCGATCCTTCGGCATAGGCCGTCTGCTTGCGGCTGTTCGGCCACCAGTGCACGTTGACCAGGCCGCCGATGACCAGCACGCGTCCATCGGGGTACTCGATCACCTGCAGCTCGGCCTCGCGGGCGAGGCGCTTGAGGGTTTTGATGTTGTCGGCCATGGTCAGTAGGGCATCAGGATTGCGGGAGCCGCTGCGGCAGCAACGGCCAGGACGGAGACAAGAAGCCAGCTCAGCGCGTGGCGGGTGTTGCGGCTCATGCGGCGTCCTTGCGCGCAAGGCGAATGCGGGCTGCCTTCATGCACTCGATGCGCTCCAGCAGCACGTTGTTGCAGCCCTGCAGAAACTCGCAAGCGGCGTCCAGGCTGAACAGCCCGACTACGAACACCAGGGGCAGCGAGCACAGCAGAACCAGAGCCGCCAGCACCAACGGCAGGTAATAGAGGACGAAGACCATCCGGTTGAGCGGCGACAGCGGAGGGAGGTCATTGCTCATGCCGTCACCCTCGCCACTGCGTACATGCCGCGCGTCTGGATCTGCGCGGGCTCGGCGTCCGGCAGGCCCCACGCGTCAGCACTAGCGGCCATCTCGGCGGCCTCGCACTCGCGCTCCAGATCCGCGATCTGGTCCTCGCTGAAGCGGTCGGCCGTGATGCGCCAGTCGCCCGCGTGCACAGCCAGGACGTTGACGAACGGACCGTCGTCGTCGCGGCCCGTCTGGTACTCGACTAGCACGCGGCGGCCGCACAGCATCGCGGCGCAGCGCTTGCCGCTGGTCTGTCGGGTGGTGGCGGCCATCACGCTGCCTCCCCGCCAGTAGCGCGGGCAATCGCGGCGCGGGCCTGGGCCATGTCGCTGCTCCCAGCGGTGTACTCCCACTGCTCGATGTTCGGCGCGGCATCGGCGCCGAGCTTCGTGTAGTAGTCGATACGCGAGACCAGCACCTGCAGCGCCGCCAGCAGCTCGTCGCGCTGCTCGCGCAACTGCTGCGCCGCTGAGGCCGACTTCAGCACGTACTGCTCACCGACAGCCGAGAACGGCACCTCGCGCTCTTTCGCATCGCCCGGCGCAGTGATGAACAGACGCCCGCTGTCGTGGATGACGCCCGTCACCGTGGCCAGGACATCCTCAGTCGCCAGAGAGACGACATCGCCGATGTCGAATTCGCGCTCTGCGGTCTGCGCCGTCCCGGCGCTGGTTTTGGTCTGCTGGCTCATGTCAGCACTCCGCGTTCAGGCGATCAACGGGGAACTGCTGGCGGTTGCCGCAGATATGCGCCCAGCACTCGGCCTGGGTGCCGATGAAGGCAGTCTTGAAGCCCGCTTGCTCGCGGGTGGCTTCGCGGTGCGAGCCGATCCGCGTCACGGCGTAAGAGCCGCTCGCGGCCTGAAGAACTGAATAGCGCGCCGTCCCGGCGCTGGTGTTGGTCTGCTGGCTCATTGCGCTGCCTCCACGCGGGCGATGACGGCAGTGGCCGAATCACGATCTGCGGGCCATTCCTCGTCCTCGGTGAAATTGGGGCTCCAGTTGTCGACCCACGACATGACGCGCTTCAGCGCCGCCAGCAGCTCGTCGCGCTGCTCGCGCAACTGCTTGACTTCTTTCTCCGCGTCGTCCGCGTCCTCGGCTCGCCGGCCCAGTGCTGCAATGTTCTCCAGCAGCGCGGCGGCCAGGCTGGCGTTGTCCGTACGCTCGACATAGCTGCCATCGGCACGCCGGAACATGCTGCCCGGGTATGCCGATTCATAGGCGAGCGGCTTGATCTGCGCCGTCCCGGTGCTGGTGTTGGTCTGGTCCATCTCGCCTCCCTCAGATCACGCCGAGGGCGCGGAGCAGTCGGGCGCCGCCGAGAGCGCGGCGGCGGATGCGGATGCGCTCGGATGCGCCGGTGGTGTGCGCTTGCGCGCTGGTGGTGGTGCCGCTGCGCGGCTGCTGCTGCTGGTCCATCTGATGCCTCCCCGCTGGGTGGTGTGTCGATGGAGCAGAGTATTAGCCAAAGGCTTTCATTCGTCAACAGCCTCAGGCTATCAAAGTGAAAGCCTGAAGCCGGCGGCTCTCAGACGTGGACGAAAAAAAGCCCGCTCGGGCGGGCTCTGTTTTGTTCGCTGGGGCGCGTCGATCAGTGGGTATCGGCGCCGCTGCTGCGCAACAGCATCTCTAGCGTGGAGCTGTCCATGCGCTCAATCTGAAAGACGTTGACGACATTGTTTCCGTAGATCGCGGTCCCACTGGATTCCTGAGATGCGCGCTGCTTTTGCTGCGCCTGGATGGCTGCAAGAGCTACGCCAACTTGTTGCTCTACTGCTTTCACTACTGCCTGCCGTACTGCTGTGGAAAACCACAGTGTCTGACGGGTTGTTGGAACTGACGCGAGAACAAATACCGGTTTTCTTCTCGGCATTTCAGGCCTCTTGCTTCGCCACCAGCGCCATCAAACGCTGCACAAATACCGACGGCTCGTCCGTTGAATCCTCACGGTTTGCCTCGTGCATGGCATCAACGAGCCGGAGGAACTGGGCTGGCGTCATTTCCAGCGTGCCGGCCATTTGAGCCGCGCGCCGCGCCGTCTGCTGCCAGCGGTCGGAATCGGTTTGGCTGTCCGTGGCCGGCTCCGCTGAACGCGCAGAGCCCGCATCACGATCGTCCCCGGGCGCCGCGTCCAGCGTGTCCATCCAGCCTCGGGGCTTCCCGAGCTTCTCCTCGATCTCGCGCGCCATGCGGTCGCCGACCACGCGGGGCTTGCCGGTGGCCGAGTGCACGACTTGGTTGCGCAGCTGGCTGATCTGGGCGTGGGACTTCCCCAGGGCGTTCGCCAGCGCCTGGATCGTCCGGTGTTCTGCGATGAGTTGCATCAGCCGGGCATGCCGGATTTCTTCAACGGTTTTCACGCCTCCAATTGGAAAGCCGGAGGCTAAGAATCGGAATTCGCCGAGGGCTTTGACGCCGGCTAGGAGGTGGGCTTGCGGTACTGAAAGCCCGCGGCTAACATTAGCGACCATGGACATTTCCACTTACCTCCAGCAGTCGCCACGCGGTACCGCAGCAGCGATTGCCCGCGCACTCGGCGTGCACCCAGTCATGGTTTCGCAGTGGGCCAGGGGGATTAAGGACATTCCCGTCGAACGCTGCACCGCCCTAGAGCGAATCACGGGAGGAGAGGTTCGGCGCTGGGACATGCGCGCCGACTGGCGAGAGCACTGGCCTGAACTCGTGAATGCCAAAGACGCTCCGGCGACGGAGCGCCGCGGCTCGCAGCCCGACCGGCGGAAGAAGTGCTTCCCGATCCCGCCGGAGCTCGACATGCGCGGCACGAAGCCGGACCGCCGCGGAGTCACTTCGCCCGGCCCAAACGCTGCATAAGCAGCACGCGCGGGCATACCCGAGCCACGCGCCAGCGCAGCCACTGACCTGCCAGCTGCAGCACTTTCACGGTGTCCGGTTCCAGCCTCATCCCTCACTCCGTAATTTCGTTGTTGCATCCAGTTTCTCGCAGTGCAGCAATGGTTTCCATAACAACGATCTGACCCACCTGCTATGAACCCTATCGACGCCGCGCGCCTTGTTGTTCGTGACTACCCCGGTGGTGCCGCTTCGCTGGCGCCCCGCCTCGGTAAAGCTGCGTCGAGCCTGTCGCATGAGGTAGACCCCAACTTCCGTGGCGCAAAGCTCGGGCTTGAGGACGCGGTGACGATCACACAGCTCACTGGTGACATGCGCATCCTGGCGGCGTTCGCGGCCGAGTGCGGTTTCTCTCTGCTGCCGCTGCCGGACGCTGCGGTCAGCACCTCGTGTGCGATCACTGCCGTTGCATCCGTCATGCACGAGACCGCCGACGTGCTCAGGACCGTGAGCGCGACGATGGCTGATGGCGTCGTGACGCCGAATGAGAAGGTGGCGTGCCGCAAGGAAATTGGCGAGGCGATGCGGGCGCTGATGCAGGTGGACGCCATCTTGGAAGCGCAAAGCCCAACGCATGTGCGGGAGACGGTGTGACCACGCGCTGCACGCCGCCCCAGGTTCCCGCCGCGCTGCGCGGTTTCATCCCGCCCGGCCAGGAGCTACGCACGAACAGCCAGTTCAAGGGCAACGGCCGGCAGCGCTCATGCGCCCGCTGCGGCGTGCACCGCCCTGAGCACACGGGCGGCTGGCGCTTATTCATGGGCCGCAAGCAATGGCACTGCGCCGCGCACATGGCGCCGCGCGCAATCGAATCCGTGGCGCAAGCCACAAACGGCGAGGCCCCGGCTGTTACCAGCAGCCAGGGCCTCATTTCGCACCCCTCTCAGACAGGGAAGCAATGAGCAAGAGTGTAGTGAAAAAGGGCGCGCCTGTGGCGCCCGAGTTGACCCCGTGGTTTGACGGCAAGGTGAAGCCGGCGCGGCCGGGCGTGTACCAGACGGCTCTTTTCCAGGAGGAAAAAGAGCGCGCCGAGAAGCGGTATTCGCGGTGGACTGGGCACGAGTGGATGGACTCCATGCGTAGCCCGCTTGGCGCGGCGCGCACCAATCTTCGCGGCTGCCAGTCCAAAGAGTGGCGCGGCCTGGCCAAGAAGCCGGAGGCAGCATGAGCGCGTGGAACCCCGATGTGAAGCCGGGCGACAAGCTCGCGGTGCTCTGCGGCAGCCAATGGCACCGGTGGTGGGAGGTGCTCACCGTGGAGCGCGTGACGCCGACTCAGGTCGTGTGTGGCAAGCAGCGTTTCGCGCTGAAGGATGGCCGCAAGGTGGGTGACAGGTGGACCCAGGCGCAGCCGCTGACAGGCGAGCTGGCGCGCGAGATCGCTCGGGAGCGACGCGCCGATGCGGCCAAGACGTGGGCCGTCATGAAGGCCGAGTCGGCGATCAAGACGCTGACCACTGAGCAAATCGAGCAGGTGCGAGCTCTGGTGGAGCGCCTGGCTGCCGGCGGCAAGCCTGAAGCGGAGGCCGCATGAGCAACATCATCCGCCGCCAGCGGACAACGTGGACCAGCGTGGACAACCGCGTCATCAATGACACGCGGTTGGGCTTGAAGCCGCTGGGCCTGCTGATCTACATGCTCAGCAAGCCGAACGACTGGCAGTTCAATCAGGAGCACCTGGGGCGCACTTGGGGCGAGGGCCGCGAGGCCATGCGCTCCATGATGAAAACGCTGCAGGGGTGCGGCTACGTGCGCCGCGAGTACGCGCACGATGAGCAGGGTCGCATCCGCACCGTGACCATCGTGTCAGAGCTGCCGGAGCAGCCCGACCTGTTCTCTGGAGCCGGAGACGGGGGCACCGATGGGCGGGTAACCCGTCAGTCGGGTGAACCGCCGGTGGTCAACCCGACAGGCGGTCAACCCGCCTCCATAGTAAAGACTGACTGTGACAAAGGACTGAGGGACAAAGTACTAGCGCAAACCGCTGACGCGGCCTGCGCTGGCGGCCCTGCCAAGCTTGATCCCGAAGCCGTTGTCCTGCTCCCATTGCTGGGAGGCCAAGAGCACGCTGTCACGCAAGACCGCGTGGACGCATGGAGCGAGGCTTACCCGGCCGTGGACGTGCTGCTTGCACTCAAGCAGATGCGCGCTTGGTGCCTGGACAACACGCAGCGCCTGAAAACCAAGTCCGGCATCGGCAAGTTCATCGTGAACTGGCTGACCAAGGAGCAGAACCGCGGCGGCGGCTGCGCCCGTCGTCAGTCCACCGGACCAGCGCGCGGAGCTGCCAAGCCGGCAGACGTGGAGGCCCGCAACGCCCGCGTGAAGGCAATGCTGTTCGGAGGTCGCAATGACTGAGCACGACGTTGACGACTTCAACGCGCTGATGGACGACGCGGCGGACATGCTGGGGCGTGACAAGCTGGGTGAGCGGCAATTGGGCTTGCACTTCGCGGCCCTGGCAGACCACTCGTTGCCGATGGTTCGCGCGGCGCTGCTGGCTCACATGCGAGACCCGCAGCGCGGCCGGTTCATGCCGACGCCGGCTGACGTGATAGCTCAGATCGCCGTGCTGAGGGAGCAAGACGGCCGCCCTGGCGTTGAGGAGGCCTGGGCCGTGTGCGTGCGTAGCCAGGATGAGGCCGAAACGGTCGTCTGGACGCAGGAGATGGCGCAAGCCTGGGGCGTGGCCCGCGCGGTGCTGCCGGATGAGGTGGGCGCCAGGATGGCATTCAAAGAGGCCTACCAGCGCCTGATGGCTGAGGCCCGGCGTATTGGAGACCGCCCGGTGTGGACTGCCTCCCTTGGCAGCGACCTCCAGCGGCGCCGCGCCGTGGTGGCTGAGGCCCTGGCGGCGAAGCGGCTGCCCATCAGCGAGCTGCCGCTGGCGCTGCCGGCGCCTCAGCGTGGCGTGCCAATGCTGGCGTTTGTCGGCGAGCTGGCGGCGCGCGCTGACGCACCGGCGTCCTGCCGTGCGCGGCTGCTGGCGATCCGCGAGCGGCTGGCCAGCGGGGCGGCAAAGCCCAGCGCGGCCGAGGCCGAGCGCCAGCGCACTGCAGCGCTGAAGGCGCAGGCGGCCCAGCTTGTGGCCCAGCACGGCGGAGGTGCTGCATGACCTGGCAAATGCACTGGCGCAAGACGCCGCACGGTTGGGCCTACGTGCCGCCGCAGCCGGCTGACCCGATGCGCCCGCTTCAAGAGGCGCTGACAGAGGCGATTGACGGCGTGATCCGTCGCGCCAAGCAACAGGCCGCCGTGCCCGCGGCATGAGGGAGGACCGATGACACATCACATACAAGCGCGCCCTCCGGGCGCGTCCGTACCTTCGATTCCTACCTGCTCTTTCCTCCCGCTCCCTTTCACGGGCCGCGGCCGGGGAGGGCGCGGTGGGCGGGCTGCGGCTGCCCTGTATGCAGCACTAGTGTCTGAATTGGAGGTCGCATGAGCCGGACCGACATGAGGGGCACGCGCGTGCCGATGCTGGGCCGGCGGTTCGGGCTGCTGGTGGTGGAGGCCGCCTGCGGCGTGACGACCATGGGGCGGCACCCGCGCTGGTCCTGCCGCTGCGACTGCGGGCGGGTGATCGAGGCGCAGGGCAACAACCTGCGGGCGGGCATCAAGACCTCGTGCGGCTGCGAGCCGCAGGGCAAGGCGTCGGTGCGTGCCGTCGTCAGCGCCGCGCTGCCTGGCGGTTTCTTTGCGGGGGTGACGGCATGAGCGCGCCTCGCATCGAGATGGTCGGTAAGAAGTTCGGCCGGCTGACCGTGACCGCATACGCTGGCGAGGCCAACTGCACGGGCGAGCGCCACCGCTGGACCTGTGCGTGCGACTGCGGAACTGCGGAGTTCGTCGCCCGGGGCAATAGCCTGCGCAGCGGCAAGACCAAGTCCTGCGGCTGCCTGCAGCGCGAGACGGCGCAGAAGAACAAGGGCCGCGACCCGCTGGAGCTGACGGGGCAGGTGTTCGGCAAGCTGTCCGTGGTGGAGAAGGCCGGCCGGGACCAGTACGGGCGCGTGCTGTGGCGCTGCGCCTGCGCGTGCGGCCAGGAGGCGGTGACCGCCGGCCGCAACCTGGTGGCCGGTTTCACGAAGTCCTGCGGCTGCTACCGCCGGGAGCGCGCGCCGACGATTCAGCCGGGCCGCACCCGCTGCTTCCCTGGCGCGACGTTCGGACTGCTGACGCTGTCGGAAACGACGGGCCGCCGCGGCGGTGATGTGCTGTGGCGCTGCGCTTGCAGCTGCGGCGGCGAGAAGGTGGTGACGGGCGCGGCCCTGAGGCGCGGTGACGCGAAGTCCTGCGGCTGCCTGCGGGTGGGTCGCAAGCCGAAGGCGGAGAAGGCCAAGCCGCCGAAGGCTGTGAAAGCGACTGCGCCGAAGGCGACGCGCATGAGCATCAAGCCCGAGCGCCGGGCGGCTGATGGCTCGATCGGCGCATGGCCCAAGACCGCGCCGAAGGCCAAGGCCGCGCCAGCCGACAGCCGTCCGGCGTGGCGCCCGAAGTCGGAATACAAGCCCACCACCGCGCCGGCCGAGCGCGCCACAGGCCCGCTGGTGCGTGTGCTGCCGGGCTGGACGCACGACCCGCGGTATCAGCTGGCGCCGGGCGAGCGCGTGCTGGGTGGATTCGCAACGGCCGGCATCGGCCGCTACATCGAGGGGGCCGCAGCATGAGCGCGACGCAACGCAGCTGCGAGACGTGCGCGCACAACCTGTTGTCGGCGGGTGATCTGCCGTGCCGTGAGTGCCATGTGCTGACCTATGTGGCTGCGCCAACGCGCTGGACCCCGGATGCTGCAGAGGGCGCCCCCGTGAAGGTCTATGCCGGGATGAGCTTTGGCCCGCTGGAGGATGTGCCGGCTGCCGTCGATGCCCCTGCTGCTGCTCAGGAGCCCGCAGGAGCGCCGATCGCGGCGCGGAAGCACCCGCACTACTTCAAGGACGTTTCGACGCTCCAAACGGTCGACGTGTACCGCGTGCTGTCGCTGTTTTCGGTGACGGACCCGTGCCTGCAGCACGCCGTGAAGAAGCTGCTCGTGGCCGGCGGCCGCGGCGCGGGCAAGGACATCGCCCGGGACGTGAAGGAAGCCATGGACACGCTGGCGCGCTGGGTCGAGATGCGCGCCGAGGACGAAGGGAGGTCTGCATGACTGCACGTGCCCGCATGGGTGTCCCCGAGATCGAGCAGCAGGTGAACGACGCGCTGCTGCGGCTGCGCGCCGCCATGGCGCCGGCTGACGGATCACCGGTGGACGCCGACTTGGCGACGCTGGAGTGCTTCGCGCAGTTCACGTACCGGCTGATCCGCAAGACCAACGCCGGCAAGGTCCGCGAGTGCGCCACCGTGCTGGAGATCAAGGCGCGCATGGACGCGGCCGGCGTGCCGGAGGTCCGCGCATGAGCGCCGCGTGCAACACATGCGGGAACCTGGGCCGCGCCTGCGGCGAGTGCGTCATCACGGTGACACCCGGGGAGCAGAACAGCCATTGGGTGCCGATGCCGGCCCGGCCGTTCCACGACGCTGCGTGTGCACTGGTCGCCGCGGCTGAGGCTGAGTGCAAGACGTGCCCGCCGCGGGCCGAACAACAACCGAGGGGGTGAGGGATGGAAATCAAGAGCGACGAACTGCGCGCCGCCTGGAGCGGCGGCATCGGGACGGCGCAGCCAGCCAACGACGAGCCGGAGACCGACGCCTCTTTCGCCGGGCTCATCCTCTGCATCGCCGGGTTTGACGTGCTGATGCTCGGCGGCCTGTGGGCCTACATGTACGCGCCGACCATCGGCATTTGGTGGGCGGACATGCTGCAGAAGCTGGGGGTGGCATGAGCGCGGAGGCAACGAAGCGCGGCAGGGCCAGCCGGCGCAAGGGGCAGGTGGCCGAGCGCCAGGTGGCCGCACTGATCGCCGACCTGACCGGTTGGACGATCAAGCGCAGGGTGCGGCAGCACGCCGGGGACAGCGACTTGGAGGGCGTGCCGGGCTGGTGCGTCGAAGTCAAGGACAGGGCGAAGCCCGCGCGCGGCGCCATCGCAGCATGGTGGAAGCAGGCCGTGGAGCAGACGCCTGAAGGCTTGGTGCCGGTGCTGTTCTTCAAGGCCGGGCCGGGAGACTGGCGCGCGGTGTGGCCGGCTGATGATGGCCCGTTTGACCGGTGGACGTGGCTCTACACGTTCGCGCTGGAATCGTCCGTCGAATGCTGGGCCGCGCACGCGCGCCAGAAGGTCGAGGCCACCCAGGCATCACCCGAGGCGCAAAAACGCGCTGTGGAGGCTGTATGCGAGCCGGAGGCGGTATGCGAAAGCTGAGCCTGCGTCCGTATCACGGCGCCGTCTGGGTCTGCGAATCGCTGGACGAGTTGCGGGCCGCGTACGAGAAGCAGATGCGCGAGCCGTACCCGTTCGCAGACGACCCGAACGGCGGCCGGTTCGTGAGGCTGGATCGCGGCTGCATCACGCGCCGCATTTGGCTGGTGTGGGCGGCAACACCGCACGCGCTGGCTCACGAGTTCGCTCACGTCCTGCTGCACACGTTCGGCACCATCGGCCACAACCCGACCGAAGGCGACGGGGAGCCGTTCTGCTACATGCTGAGCCAGCTGATGCTGGAGGCTGCATGACGCTGGACCTGAACAGCCCGGAGTCCATAGTGGAGTGGTACAGGGTCTGCCCGCCGCGCCACGGGCCGCAGCTTGCGTACTTTGTGGAGTTGTGGCCGCAGTTTGCGGAGTCGATTAAGCGTGCAGGCGAGATCCTGCGCGCAGGCAAACAGGAGGGAAAATGATCGTGACCGAGAACACCCGCGCAGCGCTTCAGGCGCACGACGCAGCAGCCGCGGCCG